CTAATGTACGCAAGCCATTGTACGGAGGGGGCATTTTGGGCAGAAAACCGGGGTTTTGGCGGTGAGTGGAGTTGTTTAACCCGTTGATTTTATTGATTCTCTGTCTAGGGCAAAAGACTTAGAGCACATGATTAAGAGTCAGTTGCGCTAAGAAGAAAAATCAGCGTGATGGTGCATTGCTTTTTTCAACCGCTCGCCAATCCACCGAACCACCGGTACGGGCCAGGCGTTGCCGATGGCAGTAATGCGCGGTGCATCAGGGCATTGGTCAGCCGGTTTGCCTTTCCATGCAATTTGCGTCCAGTTATCCGGTAAGCCTTGCAGGCGTTCGCGCTCTATCGGCGTTAATCGGCGTGGCAAGCCGTTTTCAGCAATGACCATGCTGCACCCAATGACGCTGTGATCATTGCTGGATGTCGCTAGGCACGGACTGATTAAGCGGTTGCCGTGCTGGTCAAGGCGCGCTTTTTCAGCGCCTGTATAAAGGGCTGGGTTAAGCGACTTTGGTATTTCTTGGCGAGTTTTGCATTGCGTTTGAGCAGGCTTTTGGCCGCTTGCATACTCAAAAAGCACCGCGGCGGGATCGATTCCAGCGGCTGCAGCACTTGCCACAAGAAAGATTCGCGGGCGTGATTGGGGTATTCCGAAATATTTAGCATTGAGGATGCGCCACGCGATGCACCGTTTGGGGCCAATGACAGCACCAGCGCCTGGCCAGCTTTGCCCGTATCCCCTTGGACTGTTACATGGCTGGCGCATTCCAGCAAGTGCGGCCAGAAATTGCCCAAAGGCATTATCGGCGCTGGACAACACGCCCCTGACGTTTTCCCATAATAAGACGGCGGGGGATTTTCCTGATTGGATTCGTTCATTATCAATGGCGTTTAAAATGTTGACTAATTCAAGAGAAAGATTGCCGCGTGAATCCTTTAATCCTTCACGTAATCCTAATGTGCTAAAGGATTGGCACGGCGTACCAGCACATAATAAATGGGGTGCATTTATTTCACCCTCCTTAATCCGTTTTGCAAGGCCGCACATATCACCATAATTAGGAATAGATGGGAAACGTTGCGCTAATAATGCGCTAGAAAAGGGGGCTATTTCACTAAACCAATCGGCTGTAAAACCCAGTGGCGATAAGGCAATATGTGCCGATTCTATGCCGCTACAAACGCTAGCATAGTGTAAAGAATGCGTTTTCATTATTTATTATTGCGCCGATAAACGACGGTATTCTTGAATCACGTTCTGGCAGGCATTTAATTGATTATCTGCTTCTATTCCTGCTCGAATAATAGCTGCCGCAAGGTGTGCTCGGTTTGTGGTGTTTTCATGATCGACGGCGGGGGTGGTGGCAGTATTGGACACGCGCCCGGATTCACAGTTTTCTGCTCGCCATGGCTGGCGCAGCCGTAAAGTGCCAGCGTCAATACGGTTGGCAATATCCGCTTCCAGTTGATACGTATGCTGTTGGGTAGCTTCATACTCAATCGCTAAGTCATTTAATCTTGCGGTCAATTCTTGATAAATTATAGTGGCACGTTCTTGCGCGAAAGCCAGTTGTTTTGCGTGAGCAGAATGAAACTGTTCCTGCTCTAAACGTGCGCTTTTATCACGCCATACATAGCCGGTGATAATACCTAGAATAAATAAAAAAGGCAAAATGAAACGGCCCGCTAAGAAGGAAAACATATTAATGCGCCTGCATGGCCTGCACAGCATGGTTATATAACGCTACCCATGTATGAAAATGCGGCTTGCCGGGTCGCCAGCCACGCAAATAATAATGCCAAGCTGCTTGTGCTTGCCCGATAGCGGGTAAGGGTGTTGGATCAGTCCAGAGTAAAAGCCGGGCCAATTGGCAGGCTAATATATCATCGCGTTCTAATCGACGGTGAACCGTTCTTGTATTATCTGTGCCACATAATTTTAGTGCATGATCACGGCTGTTTAGATGATTAAATACCCCAATCACACCATTATGTTCAAACTGCCATAAGCCCCGCGCCGGGCCGTTAATTTGTTTGCGATAAATGAACCTAGATTCTTGCAAGCCAATAGCCAGCAGCAGCACCTGTGCCGGTTCACTACGCATGATTTCGGGTAGTTCATTTAATGCAGGCCGGATAATATCGGTGAGTGCTTGGCGTGGAATCATGGGAGATTTCTATGTACGGTAATAGTATGTTTTTGCATACTGGCTATGCTATCGCGTACACTCCACAATTCAATACGAAGCCTTTCATTCAAACGTGGATTGCCATTAACATCTATTAAATTGGAAAGGCTTTCTTCATCAGTTTGTGTAAAGGTATAGTTGGTTGCTGTTAATCCATTCTCGCTTTTGAGTAACGTATCGGTTTCACCATAAATGCGTAGGCTATACGTTACGCCCGCTTCAGAAGTAATATTTCCGGTTTGCGTATCATGCAGCTGATCGGCTTGTAATAAACGATTACGGCTGCTCCATGATAACGATACTATGCCGTTAATCGTTTGCGGATAGGCATGATTATTTAGTGTGACATTACCCGGTGGATAGGGTTTATGTTGCCGGGCTGTGAGAATTAGGCTATCTACAGGCGCTAGATTTTCGTCTAATGTTTCCGACAAAGTACGGGTTAACAGTTTGGTTTGTACTGTTTCACCAGAAAAATAATCATGCCGGTCATAACACGCATTATCTTGATAAAACCAAATGATCGCCCCGCTATTATGTTCAGCCGGTACAGTATCGGCACAACCACGGGCTAACATAACCGTATTCGTGATAGGGTCTAAGGCGGTTACTTTGAAAATTTCATCATTAATAAGCGCGGCACTGCCTTCGATGACAAGGTTTAAATCGTGTGCATGAAATAGCGTCACCATTACTGGCCCGGCACTTAATGGGATGGTTTGGGCAATCTGCGCATTCGGGCAAAAGTCACCACTTTGCGCCTCGTCAAAGGTGGCGTTACCCGTGCGTGTTAAGAGCGTGTAGTTACGCGGGCTGCCATTAGGGCGCGCGGCCAGCACAGCAAGGGCCGCATGTTCGGGCTGTACTTGCGCCACATCGGCAGCGGATAATTCGCCGACCAAATCAAACCAGCTCGGCTCTATCAGCCGCCTTAACGTAACGGGTTCAGCGGTGACAACAGGCGGGCTAATCGGCATTTGCGTATCGCCTGTACCTTCATCAGGCAATACAAATACATCTTCTACCGCTTGAACGGTAATCTCTCCTTTTGTTAAGGTGCCGTAATCCAATGTGCCGACGCGAAAAACCGTATCGATAATGCCGCGTTCAGGCGCATTAAGGCGAAACACCGCCGCCGGTTCCAAGCCTGCACCACGCCGATCTAAGCGGATTTTGACTTTTTGCAGGTTGCTGGTGGCGGCAAAGCAATCCCGTGCAGCCACCCGCGCGGCAAGGCCAGCCGTGGGCAGGCCGGGGTAATCGATTATCGTGGTAATGACCCCGCCTGCTTGTTGTATGGCACCTACGTTTTTGGCGCGAGACTGGCGCGTTTTGCCATCGCGGGGGTCTGTCCATTTGACGATACATTGATTAGCCGCGCTATCAGCGGCACCGGTACGCTGTTCATCAATGGCTAATAGCCCCGTACCGGGTTCAAACAGCGGCAAGTCGGTTTTTTGATAATCATCACGAATTAAACGCAGCGTCCATAATCCCGTTGTGCGTGATAAATAATGTGCTGCGCCAATATGTTCTAAAATGAGATTTTCAAAGCGTGAAATATCATCAGCACGTTTCCACTTCAAACAAAGCCCGAAACCTTCTGCGTGCAATTGGTTAGCTGCTTTTTCATAACTGTTTAAATCCAATAAAGAACGATGTTTGCCCCGGCCCCAATCGCGGTTCGTTTGGCATTCTAATAATATATGTGCCGGGTTCATCGCCTTAATCGTGCCATTTTCTAGGTTGATTAATGCTTTTTGTGGATACCATACATTCTCATTATCCCATCCTTTTAATACCCGTCTTAAGCGTACCGCCCAGCGTTTAGGATAAGGATTCATACTTGTTATTAAGCCATCGTAATACGCCGTACAAACACCACGAAAGGCGGGTACTAAGCCGCCTAACAAATCTTTTAAACCACTAGGTATCTGTTGATTATTTTCTCCCGTTAAAAAATGAAAATCACCGTCAATACCCCCTTCTCCTTTATCGCCACCGAATATCTCCCCTTGATTGATATGTATCTGGGTAGAGGTATTGAGTGGTGAAGGTGCAACGGCCCATTCTTTCCAGGCTATTTTCCTTTTTATTCCTGAAGTGATTATCTCTTTTTCATGTACTTTAACGAGCCGTCTAGCATTTTTATTGGGGCCAAATACCTCTTTATCGCCCACATTAATGTGTACTAATTCATCAACAGGGCCACGGCAAAACCCCATATGCAGCCCCATAAAATAGCGATAACCGACGGTTACTTTCTTGCTGCTACCCATTTAAACGGCGCTCATTTTTTTAGTTTCGTAGTCGCAGGTTAACTCCACCAAGCGAATCGCTAAAGCATCGCCGGTATCAATAAATGTTTGGGCGAGAATCCCTTGTTGAATAAATTGCCTGAAATTAATATTATGCAAACGCATAAAGTCCCGCACTCCCACCAAGCAATAACCCTCAATATTGCGCACATGTTCGGGCTTAATGATTAATTTATTCATTTTTTACCGCCTTTGGTCGTTATTTTCTCATTTCTTAAATTACCGTAACCCAAAACAATCCAATCCGTTAACCAGACATCACCGAAAATAACATATTGTTCTGTGCCGTCTTCTGTTTGAGGAAAATCAAAATCCCCGATAACGGCTGGCGGTAAAGGTTTAGGCGGTTTGGGAGCAATGGCATAGGCAAGGGCGGCGGAAACAATAAAAATAGCGAGATAAAACATTACCTTTCTCCCTAAAATACCTGTGCGCCATCAAAAGGCGACGTGCCGGGTAAATGCGGACACGCGCCGCAATTATCTAAATTATTAAATTTGTCATGACAGGTTTGAATAAGCCCATTGCATCCAGCCAGTGCAAAACAAGCTTGACCAAAGGGTAAAGGGGCAGGGTTTATTAACCTGAGTGTGTTGCCTTTATGTTTGGCAATGCCGCGCGTAAACATTAAACCCTGTGCCGTTTGCCAGCGGATAAAGCCACCTTTGAACCAGCCATCTGTATAACTGGATAATCCACCTTGTGCGACTAACTCACGACCATTAACCGATTGCACAATAAACGGTATTTGATAATCCTCAAGTCGAATTTTGCAGCTTTTATCATATAAAGTATGGGGACATTCACGGCTCCAATTTAGACTAAGACCCGTCATCGGACGGGTGCCATAAGGACGACATAAAAGCTCAATATTGGCTGCGTTGGGTTGGTTCACCTCCATTAACTCACCATGCCAAATCACCCTTGCTTCATCATCATGAGCATGTTTATCCCAGAGCGTGATATAAATCGTGGGGCGACCGTTTAAAAACACCTTGGCCGGTTCAAAATCAAATGGAACACTGATTTTTAGATTATCGGCACTGGCCGCGCCTTTTTGTCTTATTCCATCATCCGTTATTTGTATGGGTTGATAAGTAATATGATTATTAATAATGGATTTATCGTGTGAGGTGTAGCCCAAAATTAACGGGCCAATAACAAAGCGATAAAGCCTTTGTGGCTGACCTTTAAAAATAGAATATTCAAACAGGTTAAAGCTCATCACGCACTTCCCTAAATACCGTTTTTGTGCGACATACACTGTCGCTAAGATGACGTAATGTAATGTGATCGGTATCTTGTCTGACCAAATTTAAATAACTAATGCGCTTAACAGTATGTGGTTCAATCAGTAATCCCGTTGGGCTAGATAGCGCCAAACGTTCGCTATGCTTATTTAATGGCGTGGCTGAATGAATGCGTCGATATATAATATGACCATCCACCAATTCAATCCGAATATCACGCCGTTTAAAAAACCGATTCATATCCACGGCCTCAATATCCATTTGTAGCGCAGTAGGGGCTAGGGGTGCAATAAGTTTTAAGTCATCGGCAAAAGTGGGCAGCCATAGTATTTTTTGCCTCCCGTTCAGTGCATAAAATAGGGATAATAAGGCATGACGTTCTTCACGGGTGGCGGCTAAAAAGCCATGGGATAGACTAAAAAAGGAACGCCCGGCAAAATCATATAATTGCGGCAATGCCGTGTGATTATCCAGTAACTGGGTCAGACGTTGATAACTAGCGGTTAAGTCTTCCGATTCTTCAGGGGCTAATTCCAATACCGGTATATTGCGATAATCGGGCATGGAAAAATCAGCCGAAAAGAAAGCCGGTTCATTTTGTAAAAAATCGATTTCAATATGCCATAAATTATCGGTTTTACGTTTAATTGCCGCTGGTTTTTCTAATAATGCACGGCGTAAAGGCAATAATGACGTGCCCGGCGACCAATGGTGAGCGGTATAGCGTTTGAGTTTAAGACCAGTGCTCATGATTTGATCAATTTCAACGACTTCAAAATCAGTCATTGATTGGCGTAATAATGCCAAGTCAGTAAAGCCAAAAGGATTGCAGGGAATAAATGGACTGTTAGACGGCAGTGATTGATCTAAATAAATAGCATCTGTCCATGTAGGCAAAGCAAATATACGGCTTCCCCATTGGCTTAATAATAAATCAAAGCGTTGACGCTCATTAGCCGCTAATAAGAAATCCGCTTTTACCCTTCGACGTGGGTAAGCACGTAAAGCACGGCGCTGTTCATGGCCTTGTTCGCTGGTTAATATCTCCGTATACCATTGCAATGATTCGGCTATGCCATGTTGCCAATTAGGGGCAAACGTAAAGGCAATAATGCGCTGCCCGGTGAATGTCAATAGCAATGGTGATTCATTAACTATTTGAAAAACAAATCGCCCATCAATCATCGGCGGGCCGTTAGGTCATCACGCGGCCTGTTGAAGCGGCGGGGTTTGAATCAGCGGCAGCACGCTCCTGGCCCATTTAAGTTGTGTGACCGGCGTGCCGTCGCTATGGCACTTGGCGGTATCAAACCGGCGCGAATGCGCTTTGCCTGCTGCCGTAGCCTCCCAATCCTCGCCAAAGCGTTCTTGCAAACCGGCTAAGGCCAGCAATCGATTAACCCGAATGGCCGATAACCCGATGGGCTTGCCTAATGCCGTTGGCGTGTAATAGGCGCTGTCTTGGTTTTCGGCGACCAAATGCGTGTTGCCACCCAAAGCCAGAATGTCCGTATCGGCTACCTTGCGTGTGGCTTGGTTAGCACTGATCAACGCCGCGTTCTTATCAAATCCCACACGCTGCATAGCCCGGGCATAGTGAGCAAAGTAACTGACAGCCTCTTTAGCCTGCTTGATAGGCGATAGCGGTTTAATACGCTTACCTGCCTTGGCTTGCCGTTCGCACTCAATAAAATACCGGCGCGCCTGTTTGCCCTTTTCGTTGCGTTCGACCATGGACAGTTCTTTGGCCATGTCAAGGCTTAGGTAATATTCTGTGGTGGGTCGCCCACCGGTACTTTTCCCCAAAATCGGGGAAAAGTCTTGCCCTTCAATGAAACTGTATTCAGTAATACGGTCTTTTATCCAAGTGGAAAAATCCCGACCAACTTCCAGAAACCCGTGTAACTCCCTTGCATTGCAGGTAGGGATTGTGTCTGTGCCAATAGCAGCGCGTTCAATGGTGATTAATGCGTTCATAGTGAGGTGTCTTTAGCTAATGTTGGTTTTCGAGTGCTTCAGCCAGTGCTTCAGCTTGAAAGAGGTAAGGCAATACGAGTTCTTCATGAATATCGATTCCCGTGCATTGCAAGCTCTTTGCGGCAATGTCGTTATGCTGGTATTTACGCCGCAATCGCCTAGTCCAAGCGGCAAATACGACGCATGCCTCACTAAAACGGGCTAGCCGTTCCGGGTCGTAAGGTAGGTTGTGTTGCATCAGGCTTT